TTGTGAGTAGTCGAAACTACCCCATTGTTTACCTTCTTCAGGTAAGAACAAGCTTCTAATTTTGTCACCAAACTCTTTGTTTCGAGCTGGAATTTGTTGTAAGTTTGGATTTGAATATGAAAGTCTTCCAGATACAGTACCACCTTGGTCAGATCTTAATTGATTTATTTCAGAATGTATTCTACCTTTGTGAACATAACGTTGAATGGAATCTATAAATGTTGAATGGAATTTATTTATTTCTCTTGCTTGTCTTATTAGTTGCGCTATCGGGTTATCACAGTTTACTAACCAGTTTTGGGTAAAACTTGGTTCATCAGTTTTCGCTGTCCGTGGATACTCAACACCTATTCTATCAAAGACTTGCGCTACACTTCTTGCTGCCCAGATGTCTACATCAAGTGTGGTCTGAGATTTTATACTTGATAAAACCTCAGACTCTTTTTGTTTGAATTCTTTTTTTAACAGAGATGCCTTCTCTTCGTCAACTCTTATTCCTCTACGCCTAGTATCTATCAAAATAGGCAATAATTCCATCTCCATTTCCCACACATCGTGTAGAGACTGCTTAGATAGCTCTGTTTTTAGCGTTTGCCATAAACGTAAGGTTAGCCCTGCATCTTGCTCAGCATAGAAGCCTACGTAGCCCGCAGGCAGCTTCCACATGTCAGCTTTTGGGTCAATTCCCCATTCTTTGGCTTTTTCGTTCAAAAACGTTTCATTTTTAATTTCACCTAAATAATCTTTTGCGCAGGCATTTAAACTAAAACTAAATCTGTTTTCATTGATGATTGCAGCAGCAATCATGGTATCAACTATCTTACCTCTGATCTCAAATCCATTTACAAGTAACCAACCAACATCATAACTTGCATTGTGAAATATTTTAGTTGCATCTGTTTTTAAAATGTCTTGCATCCATGCGCAGGTAATTGATAAATCCATATTCCCACCAGCATCATGAGCTATCGGGAAGTACCACTGTTGACCAAGTGCAGCCACAGCAAATCCTACAATATGACCATCAAATGTTGCCCACCCTGGTCCTTTTGTTTTTATGTTTGGATCTTTAGTCTCCAGGTCAATTGCAATCTCAGTTGCTTTTGATAAATCTGGATATTCACTTGGACAAATCCAATCCGAGTCATTGTAAATAAAATTTAATTGGTGGGTCATTGTTTTTTCCTACTTAGGTTTGCATCTTCAATTGATATTGCTTTCTTATAAGGTATATTTAATTCAAACAAAGCACATTCAGCACAGTAATAATTATATTCATGAACAATTACTGCAACTACTTCATCACAACGCTCACACATGACTAATTTATTTTTTCTTTTTGGCATCTTTTAAATGTTCTATTTCTAAATCGCAATAATGTTTTATTTTTTCTAAATCTTCTATTGTCTTACCTTTGGTTAAATACCTACAAACATATTTTATTACATTTGCTTGAAAAGGGTTCAAACCATTTTTTCTTATAAATGTCCAGGGTTGAATTAAAAACTGTTGGTAATGGGATCCCCCAATTTGTTTGTCTTGTGGGAATGCTTCATCAAACATATCTTTATCTGACATAGTTAGCCTCGTATTGTTTAAAATATTTTCCTAATGGAAAATTATATTGATGATAAGTACCCAACAGATGGAGTGTGCTTTTAGATCTTGTTGCACCTGTATACCAAACTCTAAGTTCTTTTACTTTTTCTGCTAGATTCTTTTTTTCAAAGTGTGAGGGGAAGTTACACTTGCTCGCCAGGACAACATTGTCTGCTTCACCACCTTTAACTTGATGTATTGTATCAATAATTATTTTTGGTGGTTGACTTAGATCTACACCTTCACTCATAAGTTTCTGAAAATATTGTTTATCTTTATCCTTAAATTTTCTTTTAAATACTTGATTCCATGGACCTTTTTCATCACGCATACCACATCTTAAATGTAATTCATCAAATGTAAACACTTGATTCGGATGTGCAAAACTCCATTTCTTACTGTCCTGTGACCGGTATCCGTGGTCTATGTTTAACAAAAACTCGTACATTGTTGTAGCTTCTTCTCTAGTAATACTACCCCCATCACAAATTTTCTTCCAATAATTAATTGCTGAAAATTGATTAGGATCAAATGATTTATTATTTTTTTGGTCTTGATAGTACAGGCCAAGATTCCTAGCCTCTTGTTGTAGTTCTTTTTTTACATCATTTATTCTAGCCAACACCATCCAACTACCGTCCATATCCCAAGGTACTTTCTTTAACCCATTCCATCTATGAACAGATCCATCCTTACCATTAGAATAAAACTCTTTAGGTATTCTATTATCACCCATAGAATTCAATAAACATTTAGAAAAGAAATGTATGTTCTTATTTAACCTAACAGATTTTTTTAACACCAATGATTTACCAGGAAAGGTTTGAAACAAATTAACATCAGCACCATTCCATTCGTAGATCGCCTGGTCATCGTCACCTGCAATATACACTCTCTCTACTGCTTGAGCCATTTTAACTACCATGTCCCACTGCAAAGGTGTCAGATCCTGAGCTTCATCTACCATTAAAACTCTAAAAGGAACTACAAGGCCATCATCAACAAACTTCTGCACCATGTCGGTAAAATCTAATCTGTCCGCTGTCCGTTGGCCATTCTCCATTTCCATAGTTTTAAATTCTTCGTAACCTGCAATGATTGATTTGAATTGTTGTAGCCTAACTGATTTTCTTGTTTGCTGTTTGTAAAGCCACACAGGATCTACCTTCATGTTTCTTGCTCGATCGTAGATTTGTAAGGACCAATTATTATATACTTTTTGATCATCCCAAGTGTCTTTGTAGCCTACCTTGACAGTGCCATATTGTGTATGAAACATCAGCAGGTCTGCTTTAGGATCTAATACGGGAATTTCAGCAAACTGTTGTCTGGCCAAAGAATGTAGTGTTCTAAAATATGAAAAAGCATCTTCATCATAACCTTTAAACTTTTGTCTAACTCTTGCAACACATTCATTTACAGCTTTATTTGTAAAGGATACGTAACATATCTCATCTGGAGAATAACCTTTTTCTAAATAACGTTTAACACGCTTTAAAAGGTTCTCTGTCTTACCTGTACCTGGTGGCCCGAATATCTTAATTGTCTTCCCACGCAGCTGTTGCTTTAACGAATTTGACATCTTTATTTTTATGCTCTGTTTGTTTTGGTAATGCTACAACCCAATGCCTACTGCTAATGTTTTGAAATTTCTTTTTAGGTAAAGCTTTTCCTTGTTCTAAAAATCTCGTGCATTCTTTTTCATTCCAGTTGTAACCAACCTTTTTCATAAATGATCTAAATGTTTCTAATTTAAATCTCATTTCATTCTCATCTCTCCAGATATTACCAGAATCTATTTGATCAAACTCAGTAGTATCCTCAACATCTTCAAGAAACCTAGTCATCCTAGAATTGAATACATCTTCTCGCTCTTCACCTGCATCAAAACCTTCCATGTCTTGTTTGTTAGATACTAACTCTTCTAACCAATCTCTGTATGGATCTGGATCACGTTTAGTTGGTTTTAAAGATCTCCAAACTATATCATAATTTAATAGTTGTTCTCCCAACAGTTGCTGTTGGTATAATTGTTTTGTTGAAAGTCTAATTGATTTACCTTGTATAGGTAAAATCCAATAAGGTTCTGGATAAGAGTTTACTTTTAAAAGCTTACCAACCTCAGGCAAAGCTTCATTAGTTCCAATACCATGCTTACGTCTCAAACATGTGCTTGATGAACAATGCATTCTAGCAATAGATGTTTTACATTTATAAGCATACTCTTTGTTCTCAACACCCTTAAATATATTATTTAACTCCTGCGGGTGTAGTGGTTCAGAACATACTTTAGTCATTAAATTTCTAGTCCAATCCTCGTACATAACTGGATCTGCATTAATTTTTTTTGCTAATACAGCTACGTTGAACATTGCATCATTACGACCTTCACCTTTTTGAACTTTGTTTTTCATAAAGTTAACTACGCAAGGTGGGTAGTCTTTTGTTTCATCGTCTTGAAATATTTTAAGTTTATTAAACTCTTTAGGATTTAATCGATAGTCCGCTACAAACTTATATAAGTTCTCAAGCTTAATAGAATTACCATCATTATCCATAGCCACTCTTGTAGTTAAGTGTGCTTTTTGATATGGCAGATTTACAAAATTACCTTTTCTTTTTTTATTCCAATCTTCAGGTGTAAGATCTACTTCATCCTGTGCAGGATAAATATCTGTTGTTGTATCATTTACACCTAGATCGGATGCAAGTTCAATTAATTTTTTACGCATTGAAGATGCAGGAACTACACCATCAATAAATAAAACTAAATGGAGTCCGTTGGATTTTGATCTGAATGGGATGAGTGGGTATTTCCTTTTCCGTATAACCGATATAACGTCCTTATGCTGTATATTATAACGATCAACATCGATGACCCCCCAACTGCATGTATTATCATCTCGAATGGGAACGCTTCCATAGTATTTTTCTCCTTTTAAATGTTCTAACCAATCTTCCCTGGTCATAGGCCTAGGTTCGACCCAATGTTTAAATTCTTGCTTACCATCACGACTTCTTGTTTGTCCTAATGGTCTGGAAGCACCAAAATATGTAGCAGAGCCCTGGAAGAGTTCTACAAACTCTTCCAGGGTGTTGTCAAGTATGTCCATACTAGAATGGAGTTTTTTCTACTTGTTCTTCTTTACCGTGGTTAACTCTGACAGCACCTTTTTTACATGATTCGTAAAACTCATAAGCTGCTTTGATTGTATCTTCGCTCTCCACTGTACCCAAGTGTTCTATCTCCCAACCGTACCAAGAACCTAAATTGTTTTTTTCTAAAACAGTTTTAAGTGTGTACTGCTGAGTGAATGGTGCAGGTCTAAAGAAACCTTTACCGTCTTTTCTTTTCTGTCTCAAAGACATCATCATTGAATTCCATTTTTTGGATTTCTTTCTTTGAGTAGATTTCATAGTAATCATAGCTGTAGAAGATTTGTCCTCTTGCACTATCATAACGTAGTGAGAAGCTGTCTCTTCAATGTAATTACCATTCTCAAGCCTATCCTTACCATCGTCACCTCTGGTAGTTTTAGTCATGATATCCGAATCAGATGCATATACATTTACAGGAGCAACAGCACCTTTTTCTCTGTCTCTCCACTCAATGTATTCTAATTTATAATAACAAGGGATAACTGTTATACCTCCTGCGCCATCATAAAGTTCATCTGTTACGGTGTTGTAGATCATTCCAGGTCTTGCTTCAGGATTAAACTGACTATCACCTTGCGTTACTTGTGGTGACAACTGTCCCAGAACTTTAAGAAATGGTAATGCTAAACTCTTTGAATCTACATTATCAAATCCAGCATCAGCAAATTGCTCTAAATCAATATTTGCAACTGCTCCTGCTTCTTTTTTAATCGCTACTTCGTTCGATTGTTCGTCTTTTATCTTCATATTATTACCTATTATTTGTTAGTTATTTTCGTTTTATTTGCGATGTATACACCGAACAAATCAAAGGGTAATTCCTTACCAGCTTCAACTTGCTCTTTAACAAAAGCCTTAAGAGTCATAGGTTCAACTTTTTCTTTTTTATTATAGTTGAATCCATGTTCTTCACAGACCTTTATCAATTCAGAGACTTGGTTGTCTTGACCTCTATTGAATGAAGCGGTGACAGTGTTCTTGATTATATCTTCGAACCCCTTACCTCTTAACCAACTAAAAGCCTCATCAACACGTGACTCAGGAATTTTTGCTGCATAGAATGGTTTTACTTCAACAGTAGAACCATCACTTAATTTCAACAAAGATACACCTGCTTCCTGCATCATCTCTGGAATTATTCTCTCTTCCATATCTCTAGCTTTATGCTTTAGAAGAGAAAGACTTTCCTCGTCTTTTTCAATTTGTTTTTTTAATTTATTGTAGTCGTTACACTTTTCTGAAATAGACTTAACACTATCTTGGCTAAGATCTATTTTAGACATCTTTTCAATATCTAATTTTTCCATATTTTCCTCCTGATGGGGTCTTAAATTATTCATTTGATCTTTGCAAGAAAAAAATATAAAAACTTTCAAGATGTGGAAATACCCCTATAAGACCAAGCCGTATGAGCACCAACGGAATGCTCTAAACGATTCAGCTGAAAAAACTGAATGGGCTTATTTTATGGAAATGGGCACAGGCAAAACTAAAGTAACTATAGATAATATTGCTTATCTTTATCTTCAAAGAAAAATAACTAGTGTTTTAATTATTGCACCTAAATCAGTTTATACAAACTGGGAGTCTGAGATAGAAACTCATATGCCTGACGTTCTAAAATATAAAATTTATAAATGGAATATAGATAAACCAAAAGATTATTTTAAGATGGACGAATCACCAGACTTAAAAATATTTTTAATTAATGTTGAAGCTTTATCTACTAAAAGAGGCTACCAAGCTTGTGTAGAATACTTACTTAAAAATAAATTAAATTTTGTAGCACTGGATGAATCAACCACAATAAAAAACCGATCAGCAAAAAGAACAAAAAACATTTTATCACTATCCAAAGTATCCCATATAAAGCGTATACTAACAGGATCCCCAATAACAAAATCTCCATTAGATCTATTTACACAATGTGCGTTCTTAAGTCCAGAATTATTAGGTTTTCATAGTTATTTAGCATTTAGGAATAGGTATGCTGAGATGACCGATATACCGGTTGGTTCGGGTAGATATATTTCTATACCTAAATACTACAAAAGATTAGATGAGTTAGAAGAGAAGATGAAGTCTTTTGCGACCAGGATTCGTAAGGACCAATGTTTAGACCTCAAGCCTAAGGTTAGATCTAAAAGGTATATAGAACTAGAAGGTGATGGTAAGAAAATCTATGAACGATTAAAACACCATGCCTTAGCTATTGTTGAAGACAGTACGATATCTTTCTCAAATAAACTTACTGAGATTATTAAACTCCACCAGGTGTGTAATGGTTTTACAAAAAATGATGATGGTGAGATCATGGAATTACATAAGTCTAAGTTAAATGCTTTAGATGAAATACTTGAAGAAACAGATGGTAAAGTAATTATCTGGGCTAACTATTTATATAACATTCATGAGATCAAAGACTTCTTAACTAAAAAATACGGAGAGGATTCAACCGTATGTATTTATGGTGCTGTTGATGTTGAAGATAGACAAGATGCTGTCAAAAGAATTCAAGAAGATGATAAAACAAGATTCCTAGTTGCTAACCCAACTACAGGAGGTTTTGGGCTTACGCTTACTGCCTGTAATACAGTGATATATTTTTCTAATAATTATAATTTAGAAGTCCGAATGCAATCAGAAGACCGTGCTCATAGATTGGGCCAAAAAGGCACTGTTGTTTATATTGATATTGTAGCCAGGGGTACATTAGATGAAGCTATAATGAAATCTCTTACTAGTAAAGGTCAAATCGCTGCTAAAACTTTAGGTGAAGAAGATCTTAAGAGCTGGTTGCTGTAAGTTTGTTAAACTGCTCTACTCTTTCTAAAAACTTATCTCCATACTCTTTTAAATCCGACTCATTTAATCGGAATTCTTGGTATTGAAGATCTCTTGTACAAATAGATATTACTCCTTGTTCAATTGGTCCATAATTTTTTGTATGAGCTAGATAGTATGCACCTAGTTGATATTTATAATCTTCAACCCACTCTTCTTTTTTAGGTCTGTTTGATTGTTTCCAGTCTACGATGCTCGGTTTCCCGTAAGCAACACAAGATAAATCTGCTGTACCTGCAAATTTGTTTTCATATTCTAAACTTATTTCATTACCCCACACCTCATCTATTTTAATATTATCTAAAATAGTCTTGGCCATCATTCTAGGTTTAGTACCTTCTTCAGTAGCGTTGTAATAACCTTGACCAGTTAAATGATATTCAAGCACCTGGTGCATCTCAGTTCCGATTGCTGATGCTTGATTCATAATTCTATCGGCCTCTGCATCTCCAACTTTACGTCTCCAATTATCTAGAAAACGTTTATCTTTAGTAGCAGAAAGTATAGTTGTTACACTTGGTACTTTTATATTATCTACTAAATACTTACGTCCTGTTGTGTCTGAGAATCTATTGTAGTGTTTGTAAGGATACTTTTTAAGTAACTTCATGTAAGATTACTTACATGATATTTGCTATTAAAGCTAGAATAATCGCACCACCACCAGCTAATATCATTTTCTCTAACCTTAATATTCTATCTTTTATTTCTTTTATTTGATCAAAAGTTTGTTTTTGCATTAATCTGCAAATCTTTTCGTGATTATCTATTCTATCTAATGCAGATTTTCTAGCCACGTCTAACTCCTCTTTGTGCTATTGCAGCTCCTGTTGGATCGTTAGGAAACAGTGCTTGGAATTGTTGTGGATTTACTTGTCCGGTAGCCGGTGGTAATGGTGCTACAGGCGCTTGAGCTGTAGGATTTTCTAGTTGTAAGTCAGCCATAATCATTTTTTCCTCAGCTTCAACTGGTGCTTCTTCAGCATCAACCATAGCTTCATTCTGTGTAGCTGTAGA